AGACTAGATAACTCAGCACGCAACAAATCAATGTCACGCTTCAACTCATCCTCAGTCCTCTTTAACTCATCAGACTCTGTAGGAAAAACCTCAAAACCATCAGACAAAGCACGCGAAATAACCTCAGAACAACTGTAAACTTTACTCGTGAGTACGCTAAAACCCTCATGCCTTTTAGGAGAACGATGACGAATTGGAGAACCTAAAAGCTCACACTTAGAAATAAAACTCGTAACCTTCATAGTAGAAACCCTGAACAACTTGTCCAAAGACCCACGGGTGAAATCACCAGCGTAAACTTCGTTAGATATAAAATCAGGCTTTTCCATTTGCATCTAGGAACTAACCTTAACATCTCGATACTTTGCATTAGTAGAAACAAAATTTTCTGTTGGTTCCCAAGTTAAGTTTAAATCATTACCAAACCTCTTATGAACCTTCATAATCTGACGCTCAGTCGCATTTACATCGCCCGAAACATCAATGCGCCAAGGCCGATTACCCTCCTCAGCAAAAGAAAAGTGTATCGTAGTGCCTCCCGTACCTAACGATGACGCCGTGAAATACGCAATCTGATCTATATTAATGCAGACAGAATCCCCACTGCCCTCCCTGCTGAAAAATGCAAAACTAGCCATAACCCTCTCCTTTTCACTCTGAGTGGTACTGTATGGGAAGGTACGGGACCCGTCAATGGATTTTTTTGAAAAAAATTTTGGGACACCCATGCGTCATAGACAGACATAGACACCCCTCTCTAGAGGGGGGTCGTCATGTCCATGATAGTCAAAATATTTTTTGAGGAAACCGTTTGAGTAAAACACTGTGTAGTAGCGCCTGAGAAAAAAGGCTCCTGAAAAAGGGGGTTCCTGTTTTTATGAATTCCTCTTCCTGAAATTTTCCTCATATTGGCTAGGGTACCTTAGACACAAAAAAGCCCGCGCAATGGCGGGCTAATCTGTTTTAGTTTTGGCTAGTGTTTAGCCATATTGGCTTTGATACATTGGAACGCATTCTTCAGCCATTGCTTTGATTGCCATTGGCCTAATTGATTTAGCGGCCTTCGACATTCTAATTGACGCAATGTTTTGAACTTTAGCTTTTTCAATTAATACTTTGTAATAATATGAAACAGGACTAACTTGAAAGTTAATTGAGTAATCTTTTTCGGCGGCCTTTTTGGTTTTAAAAGATTGGTCTAGGTCTTTACGCTCAACAGTATTTCCAAAGAGATCAAACACAACAACTCGAAAACCTCTTTCAGTATTGTGCATATCTAAGGCTACGCTCTCGACAATCTTAAAAAACAAGCCGTCTAGAATAGCATTAGAGTTTAATATTCTGGCATGGTGAAACCGCAGGGTTTCATTTGTGGCATAATGAGACCGCCCCTGCAAATTGCGTTGAGCGTTATATTTCGCTTGAATATCGCTCACTTGCACAAATAGAGGCTGAATTTTTAACATTGCGTCAACTGTCTTTTTTAAAGTTTTCATTTTGCACCTCCTAAAATCCAATTTTGAAAAGATGTTTTAAAGCCGTTATACTTTTCAAAATTATTTCTAATATCTGAAACATAGGCTAGGAACAAAAAATCTTTTGAATAAGTCTGGCCATTGAGCGCGATTAAATTGGGCATATCTTTATATGACTTTGACTGTTTTTGTTGGATAGGTAACATTGTTTTAGTCCTTTTGGTTAGGTTGGGTTTGGTATTATTGAGACAAGCCACAAGGGGGCTTGTCCTATAATATCAATAACAAAAACCTATTAAGACAATTGTGGAGGGCTTTAGATATACTGAACGACTAATATCGTCCTGATCATCGCATTGCCAATTTGCAAAGCATACATGTCCAAAACTGCTTTTACGGTTGTAGCTCTCTTTAGTGTATACCTTTTTAGCATCGACCTTGCGCTTAAAGAATTCACCTTTGGGAATTGATTTGAGATCGATTGCAACCATGTCGTCGCCGAATGCGTCATAATACTTTTGACCTATTGTAAGTTTCAATTTGTAACCCTCCTAAATGTGACGCACCTAGCGCCGTTAACGTACCGTTATTATAACGTAATATTTCTTATCCTCAAGTAAAAAAGGTAAAAAATCTTATCTTTTTTTGAGTAGGGGTAAAGGCTTTTTATATACTAGGACCAGCAAACGAACCTACCCCCCCTTTAAAACGCCTTACAATGGATTTATGGGATTTTATGGGGTTTCGGTATACAATTGTATTCCATTGTATTGATTTTGCCAAAACGTAAACAATGTAAAACAATTGCCGCCAATAGGTTTTTATGATCACATATTTTGTGACCACGTTTATTTTTGTGATCACAAAATATTAATATGTGATCACAAGTTTTTATATGTCTTTATATGTATATGTATATTGTCTTATTTATATAAGCCCGATCCCGATCTAATCCCGATCCCGACCCGATCCAAAGCCCGATTGTTTTATAAGCCCGATCAAAGCCCGATCCCGACTGTTTTAGATGTGTCAGAAGCCCTGTGAGGCCCGACCCGACCGTTTGGCTACATAGATAGCTAAAAGCCCGATCCATAGCTCTACGGCGGCTCTCAGCGTTTGTGAGGGGCCTCGTGGCCCGACCCTCTCTAAGCGCAGCCCCTATTCGGCCACGTTCTCGCTACAGTCCGCTATAAGTTCAATATCGTCATTTGTGGGGTTTTCTGCTGGTGTAACGTCAATCATGCGATCTTTAGCACGCACCATGAATTCTTGTAGCTGTTCAACGATCTGATCACGGGTCAGGCTCTCTATGTTTTCATGCGTGACATGGCTACGAGCTACCATTAGTCCTGTTACTTTGAGGCGCAACTCTTCTGCTTTGATTGCGGCTCCGAAGTTTCCTGCTTCCCAAGCTTCATCTCTGAGGCGTTGCATGTCTCGCACTGATTTGGTTATTGTGACCCCGTACTTGCTTTCAAGCTCGGTTCTCATTTCCTCCATGCGTTCTTTGATCACGGGGTTATTGAGTAGCTGTACTGCGGAGACGTTCGGGTTCTTGTACCCTGCGGAACGAGCGGAAGCTGTCTGGGTTAAATCCTTATGGATGTAGTTATCCAGAAACTTTTGTTGCTGGGGACTTAGCCTACGTTTTCCGTGCTCTGGATTTTCCACCCCGACCTTTGGCATTTGTTTGACCTCACCTTTGCTACGGATAGGATACCGTTATAGGCCCATTAGCACAAGCCCATAATAAACCAATATTTCCCACATTCATTTGATCAGATTAGATCAATAACAACATCAGGGGGGGACGGTATATACCCCCCCCTGTATAGGGGGTGACGTAGTTGACGTAAATTAACCTATTGATTTTAAACAATAATCTACGTCAAAACGCACTCTTGACGCGATTGACGTAAACAGGTTAAGCCATTGATTTAATTACACTATCTACATCAACATCAACTACGTCAAGTTTTGACGTGAAATAAGTTGACGTAGAATATCGTTTAAAATCAATGCATAAATTTTCTTATCTTTTTCTCTTGACTTGCCTATATGGTATGGTACTACTTGGGATATCTAGTAGAAACGGAGTATATATCATGACTATCAAAACAAACATCTTACGCGATCTTCAGGGTGACCTTATGGATAGCAACCACGCAACACGGCGTTTCTTTCGCTGCTGGTTGGACGGTTCTTATTTAGGGCAAGAGCATTACAAGGAGAACACTTCTTACTTGCGCGATGCTCTCAAGAAGAACGGTTTAGGCGTTGCATTCGAGAATGCCATTACGCCTTGGGTTGTCAGTCAATTTGTAAAGTATACAGCGCACGACGCTGACTGTTCTTATGGCTACGCTCAAAAGGTTATTGTTGAGCACTTCAGGGGATTACCTAACCCGTCTGAGTTAGACTTGCTTTACTTCTTCACAAACGAGTTGATCAGTGACGCAATTGACTTAATCGAAGACGACATTAAAGCGGAGGCCGCATAATGTTATATATGGCATATGGAATGAACACGAACAGGGACGCTATGTCTGTTCGCTGTCCGAAGGCTAAACCGTTGGGCGGGTTTTACCTGCCCGACACACGGCTTGTATTTCGCGGAGTTGCTGACATCATGCCCGACAGGGATCAAATTTGTCCTGTCGTGCTGTGGGATATTACGCTTGATTGTCTGCGTTCTTTAGACAAGCTTGAGGGTTACCCGACTTTTTACGGGCGGCGCAAGATCAACACGGATTGGATCGTTTACGAGATGAACGACAAAACCCGAACAAGTCCACCGAACGGCGGTTATTATAAGATGATCGAAGACGGTTACAAGGACTTTGGCCTTGACGACTACTTTCTACGTTCTGCGTTAGAAGAAGCAGAGGAGATGGCGGCATGAAAACCGAATTAACAAACCCGATTGATGCTTTTCACATGGCTTGTGAGCTTGCTATCAGTGCGCCTAGTCAGGCGAAGTCTGAGCAAGCGACAAGGCTTGCCGAAGAGATTGCAATGATGTTGACGCCCGAACAGGTGGACACTGTAAGGAAAAGCATCGAAGGAGCGATGGCATGAAACATGGCGTACTAGCACCGACTAGCGATATGCTCACTGATTGCGTACTAACAACGGTTGCGGTTTGGGTAAGAGAAGATGCCCCCGATTTTGGCAAGAATAGGGAAGAGCTTTTTAATGACAAACTGAGCGAGTTTGTTTTGGAATTATTTAACAAAAGGGAGCAGTTCTGATGAGGTTCTTGCAACAAACAAACGCGGATGGCGGGGTTCAATTAGTTCCCGCTATTCAGGTTTCGGTTACCCGACATGAGCTTGAATGGCTGATTGAGGGAATAGATACGCTTATTCTTCCCGATAGATCG